GAGGCAAGACGAGTAACGTCTTTGAATTCATCCAGATTTTTAATATTGCCGAGATTGATTGAACCAAGATTACAAACGTCACTATCGTCTTCGCTAGTAACTTCCGTACAAGCGTTCCTAAGAGTTTCATTCTCCTTATCTCCAAAGTTAAATGAGAAACCGGGCTCTCCTGTCATCATAGCCTGTCGGCAATTCTCAAGGAAGATGGAAGACTGCTCCCTGTTCTTCAGGTTTAGCCACTCATCATCGTAATTGATACTAATATTAGTCATGTCCAGCGGAGCAGGGAAATTGAAATCCTGTTCCTTTACCTGTGCAAGACTCATGCCAGTAGTACCAACCATCTTGTTGTGCCAGTTCTTGATACGAAGGAACTCTTCGATATCTTCGTGCTGCCAATTGAGAGAGGCGTAAATGGCAGAGCGGCGGGAACCACCTTGCATCACGTTACGACCAATCTCATTGACCATCAGCATGAGAGGAATTGGACCAGAGCTAATCCCACCAGTACGACTGAGAGTACGGCCAGAGGGACGGATTCGGGAATAATCCACGCCAATGCCACCGCCAAGCATGAGGCAACTGTTAGCACGCCAGATAAGATTCGACCATTCTTCACGGGTATCCTCCTCGGCTCTCAGCAGAAAGCAGTTGTTCCAAGCATGGAGAGGGCGTCCAGCATAGTATAGGTAACGCCCACCGGGAATAAAAAGCATATTAGTAATATAATAAACAAGAGTATCCCGTTCACTCTTGGAGAGAATCGGATGTGCCTTACCACCCATTGTACCACAAACATCATCAACAAGGCGAATAGCCAGATTGTGCCAACTATCACTAGGCCCGTGAGCATACTTGTTATAGAACACATTTCTTCCAAGGTCCGTTCTGAAGTTATCTTTAATCATTTAGCAATCATCTCCTAGACTAGATTGTGTTACAGACTTCTTTGATTCCGTAGTGTCGCAAGGCTCTCTGGCAAATTGAACAAGGACTTGCAAGACCTGTAGTTCCGTTTCTGTTAACTCGTGCAACATATATTCTAGAGGGGCTAGTCCCCAAAGGGACTCTAGATAAAGCATGAATTTCAGCATGTCGGAAGACTCTTTGAGGCTGTCCACAAAGGGCTGCGAACCCAGCCTGCAAAGGGTGCGTTTTAGAATAGCTATTAGTTCCGACTCCGAGTATTTCTCCCCTTGAATCAGTGATAATTGCAGCCATCCGGTACTTGTATTCATCTTCGTCAAGAGCCTCTGCTATTCGTACGCACTCCTCCAGATAGTTCCTCTTCACCTATTGTCTCCATCTCCTTTGAGTTTGTCTCGTACTCGACGGGACTCAAGCTTGGATACGTTCCTAGTAATAACTCCAGATGGATGCCTACCAATAGCAAGACACAACTGAGAAAGATACCAAAAAACGTCCCCCAATTCTTTTTCAACTTCACTAGCATCAAACTTACCATCCCTGATAAACTTCTTAATCTTTTCAGCTACCTCACCAGATTCACCTGTAAGACCTAGAGTAAGGTAAGCAAGCTCTTGCTTGGACCCTGTACCAGCATCCGGGTAAATGGCGAAGTCTGCTGCCCTTCCTGCGTAGTGGTCAATATCGTAGATAATATCTTCAATCGTCTCGCGGTTCGGCGTCATTTTCTAGTAGCTCCTTTAGTTCCTGTTTGTACTTCGACCGTTTATATACTCGCTTGCAGGTATGGACTTTGTGTCCGTATTTACCAGAGTGCATTAGCTCTTTTTCAAAAAGCTCTTGCTCAATCGATTTAATCTTTTTAATCGTCATCTAAGTTAAACTTATCCAAGTTCCTCAGAATAAGATATTCAAGTTCGTCTATCAGTTCTTCAGTACTAAGCTCCAATAGGTATATGATATCATCTGGGTCGTATCTGTCAAGTAGTTGTTGCTTAATCTTTTCGGGAATCATGCGATAAACATACGGCTACTGATTTCAGTACCGCGTCCTGTATCTGAATTATTAATCGTAACTGATAGCTGGATTACTGTTTCAAAAGTAATACTATCTTGAAACCTATATAGGTTTACGCTGTGCATAGTGTAATTATTAATATTATTTTCCATAATAAAATCCCTAGCAAGTGATGAAACATTATTGGTTAGATTTGAAATAATATCTTCCTTCAGTTCCTCAACCATAGTATCTTTGGAGATATCCCATTGCAATCGTCTTGATGTCAAATCTTCCATAGTCATAGTTGTTAAGCTCCACTAGTCCCTTCCAATAGTTTGTGACTCGTCCGTGTACGTAGTCATCTTCTTGCTCAAAGAAGCATCCGACGTTGAGGATTTGTTGCAGATGCTTCTGTCCGTGCTTGTGGACACATGATGTATGTAGCTCATGAGTGTGTCCAAATACAGTCGTGTTGACCGTAACCGCTTCGACCTTGGAACAAATATCTTTTCCACTTACGGGGCCAACCTTTCCAAAAGGAATATGAGTAAAGTGGATGCCGTTAAACACCCAATACTCCCGATAATTAATCCACTTAAAACCCCGTTGACTAATGAGAAGATTATTAGGAATAGATATATCACCATCAGACCACTCAGGGTGTAGCTCAAGATATCTAGTAAGACGTTCTTCGTGATTTCCTTCAAGGAAAATTACCTCCGTGCCTTTCGGCACATTAACCATATCGAGGGCACGATTGCCCGCAGCAATTTCTTCATAGTATCTCCGACCTTCCATAAGCTTACGCTTATCGCGGTCCCAAGCAGAGAGACTGTTAAGTGTAAGATAATCACCAATGTACACAAGATAGTTGGGAGGATGGCTATTAATATAGTTATTAAGCCATCCAAATCGTCTGAGATTTTGTCCATTGGTGACATGGGCATCCCCTACTACAAGTATCTTTGTCTCTTTGGGTTTAGCCATCTAGAGCCTCTGCTATGTTTGGAAATTTTTCTAGTATCAAAATCCTAGTTTCCCTAGCGATAGCTTGTACCTCCTTCTGTGCAGACTCGTGTGTACGCACATCCCAGAAGTGAATCCAAGATCGCAGCGTACCGTTCATGTAAAGCCGTGTAGGAGTCATACCCTCCGGGAGTACAGTGCGAGCTACCTCCTTGGCAATACCACGCTGCAGCGCCTCTGTGTAAGCGTTGAGGGTGTAGTATTCAATGGCTGATTGCATGTCAGCCCACCAGTTGAATAGCTCGGTATCAGCACAATCAAGTGATGATTGACGGTTGCTGGGATGTTGCATCCGTGCACTTCGCGTGATCATATCCATGCTTTCCAGAGGATTGGCATACCTTTGGGAGAACTCTTGGAAAGAGAAACTACGATGCCGTAGCAGTTCCCTTCCCATATCCCTTGAGGTTTCAATCTCAACACAAGCGTTGACCATTTCAAATGGTGACCAGTGTTTGTTATTAATAAGATATTTGATAAGGTTAGGAGCAGTCCTATCATTGTCTTGGTTACTAGGATTGGATACCCTAGCCATATAGGCAATCAGATTGTCACCGTTAGGCGTACTCCAAACTAACTTAGTCGTCACTAGTATCTTCTCCCATCGCTTCCCTGTAAGGTGTTGAGCGCTTTCGCTTACGTTTGTTTACCAACCACTCGTCTGGAATGTGCTTGATACAATACGGGATATTGTTCTTTTCACACCACTCAGAATACTTCAGTTTCTGTTTACCTTCTGTGATTACATTATCCCGCATGAATACCATACGCACATCTAGCAAGGGGTGTTGCTTCTTTACAGCAAGCATCTTGCTTCTGTCCTTAGCTACGAATCTTCCTTTTGTTTCTAGGAATATTTCATTCTCAAGTTCAAAGTCAACTGTGTACTTGCGTACTAGATGGGCCTTTACCAGACCACACTTTGCACACACTACCCAATTCCTTCCTTGAACCAAGTAGTCAAATTTCTTTGACTCGTACTTGAATTTAATTCCCTTGTCCCTAAGGTAATCTGCCACTTGCTTTTCAAATCGGGAGCGATATCTGCCCGCTGATGTACTCCGTTTCTGGTATCGGGGGATACCACGTTTGTCCTTCATGACGTTGAATCCATAGAAGATTACCTCTCTCGTAAAGCATATCAGTTAGTTGGTCCTCGTCCATATGTGGAAAAGCTTTGGTGTATTTATCAAGAACAATTTCCCACCAGTCTTCTGGATTGTTAGCCTTTGAAAGGTAAGATACTGCTCGCTTAGGACCGATGGAAAAGATACCGGGAATATTATCTGCTTGGTCACCTGTCAACAGTTGTTCGAAGAAGAACCTGTCAGCTTGCTCGACAGTTAGATTATAAGCCCTGTCCTTGAGGAAGTTATAATGTTTTCCTCGTATCTGGTCAAGGTCTTTATCTGCACCAACTACGCAAGTAGCACCAGCTTCGTACTTGTGAGCAAATATTGAAACGTAATCATCAGCTTCCATTGAATGTGAAGTTACCTGTACACAAGGATAACACCTGTACACAAATTCCTTCATCTCTTCGATGAACAGAGGTTTACGTGAGGTATCTCGATTACCTTTGTAAGTAATACTAGTAGCAAATCTATCCCGGTATCGTTCTCCAGTATCAATACCGTAGACATAGAGAAGGCTTCTATCCAGTTCTGGGAAGAGGGCACAAGCCCTATCAAGAACAATTTCCATGTAATTCCTAAGCTGATTACACGCAGCTTCTGGAGAAGGTGGGCCTGTGAAGCCCACCCTGTAGAACATAGTATCTGTGTCTACGATAAACATATTAGTATTATTCTTCAGCTGCTGAAGAGCTAAGGGATTCCTCCACTTCCTTCAGGTCAGCATCACCGGAGGTATATGACTCAAAGATTTTAGCAAATCGGATAACATCCTCTGGAGATGAAGTATTTGAATTGTGATTAACAAAGTTAACCGCAGCAGTCAGAGCGTTCTGACGAAGGATAAGACGATCCTTAGACAGGATTGGTTCCCCAACCTTGGTCGCTACCATACCACTAGCGCCAGCGCTATAGCGCGGAGCAGCAGCGGCAGCCCCTGCGCCGCCACCCTTGCCATACACATTACCCTTGATGTTCTTGTAGACTACCGAAGCCCCAAACTTGTTAACGCCAGCCTTTTCAACGTATTCAAAGTTAACGACATCACCAACTTCACACTTGATTTGTGAAGGGGCAAATGCGCTGTAGCGCGTGCCGTCCACAGTAATGAACTTGCCGTCAACCATCTGAACAGTACCAGTTGCAATTGGCATACTAATATTTCCTTTCGATATTAAAGTGCTTGAACTTCTTCGCGAGTAAGCTTCTTCATGTCCTCTTCAGAGAGGTTCCATCCGAACTTCACATCATAATTATACACAGCTTTAAGCTTGTAGTCAAATGAATTGTAAAAGTCTTCTGGAAAATTACTAAAAACATTTTCAACTAATTTTAGTACATCTATAAATGCCTCTTCAGTTGAGTCAATAACAAAACTATCGTGTACAGTGTTAATCAACTTAGCTTCAGTGCTTATTGAATGAAGCTGAAGATTGATACGGTTGATAATAAACGGAACAACATCAGCAGTAGCAAATCCCTGTACTGGGTAGTTCTTCATTTCCGTAAGGGATATATACCACCTACTTTTATTAGTATCAAATCTAGCAGGGATAGTATACACTCTGCCCGTTGGGGAAAACTCTGTTAGAGTAACCTTGTATCTATCTTGTCCAATAGTTTGCAGATCCAGAAGGGATTGGTGTCTGTCTCGTATTCCCTTAAGCATGGAGTGGAATCGCTCAATTCCACTGTACTTAAGGTAGAAAGTGTCAATAAAGTTACGCGCATCAATCTTGGAAATCTTAAGAGACTCCGCCATCTTTGCTGGACCTGCACCATACTGCAACTGAAAGGTCATGATCTTGGCCTTCTTGCGTTGAGCATTGGACACATACTTTGGATCGCACCGCAGCCATAGGGCGGCGTTCTCTCGATGAATATCAATTCCATTATTTACTTCATCAAGTAAAATAGCATCGTTGGAAATCTCTGCTAGTGCAGCTACCTCAAGCTGAGAGAAATCAAACTCAGCAAGCAGTCCTTCACTCCCAAATCGGGAGCAGAAATTTTTCCTAATATTAAATTCCATTATCCACCTTTAAGATTCTGGACATTGGGTTTAGTTGAACTAATCCTACCTGTAGGAGTAGTAGTGTGCTTGTACTCAGTGTTTAGATACAACAAGTTTCCTAGCTTGCTACCAGCATCCCGGTATCCTACAAAATAAGTACTAAGATTTTTATTCAACTCACGGTATTTTAAAAGTGAATCAATAAAATTTATTGCATAAGCACCGGCACTCTTTGCTTTTGCCAAGGCATCCTTGACTTGGAGTAGTGTAGTCTCATCAAGTTTACCCGGCTTTGAAAAGAAACCTTGTGTTAGGGATTCTTGTGGTTCGATAGTAGCAGTGTTCTTGATGCTACGATATCTGGGTTCCCCTTTCTTGGCTCCCGTCTTGTATTCTCCAATACATTCCTTGGTGATGTAATCATATGTACCACCAAATAGAACAGTGCTGATTTGGGAAAGTGAATTAGGATTTACTTCCTCTGGTGGCAGTTTATCCAGCATTAACTTCATTGTAGTATATACATCAAGCTCGTATACCGTGATATCAGTATTAATATTTTCGATATCATCTTCAAGCATTTTGTTATTAATAGTTAATCCGTTAACACTCATGTTGTATGTAACCATACGGAAAGCCATACGCTCAAGCAACAGGTTAATCTGCCTGAAACTAAGTGAAGTTTCCACAGCATACATCTGAGCAATAAAGATTTTAGTAGTAAGATCCACATCAATCTTGCAGTACTCCGCAAGAATATTCTTAGGAATATTTTTGGGAGATACCCCAGCCTTAATCATCTCGGACACACTTGATTCCTTCGATTCCCCGGGGCAGTACTTATCTGCCAGTTGCTGTAGCGAAGGATAAGTAGCCGACTGCCCAGTCATCTCGTACTCGGCAATAGCTGTATCCCAATAGATACCTCCAGCTTGCACCCAACTGTGCACTATACCAGCAGCTTTAAGGTCAAACGCTAGGTTATGACCTACGATAATTGGAGACTTATGCACATACATACGTAGATCATCACAGTCTTCAAAGGTAGAAGACAAACCAGTCTTACCATCAAAGACTACACCAAGAACAAACTCAGGAGTCTTGGTAAAGATACTAATATTTTTATCAATCAAGTCAGTCTCTACGTCGAAGACTACGTAATTGTTATCATTAAACTTATTAATAAGATATTCCCAATTCAGATTGTCTGGAATTTTACTTGACATCTATGTATCTCGCAATGTGTTTAAGGAGTTCAACTTCAAACAGGTCAGTGCACCCTGTCAACTTGTTCTTAGGAGTATAAATGAATCTCTTGTCTCCGTCAAGTGGAGTCTTGCCAATGAACAGGATAGCATCCGCCTCGCCTTGTGCACCAGTCTTGGAACCATACAGTGTTGACATAGGTGGATAGCGCTGTCCTTCCGCGCTACCATCAAGCTGGTTGGAGGCGATGACAGGGGCTATATGTTTGGCAATCTCTCGTGCCCACTCGCACAGCTTACGGAAGCGTTCAGCCTCAACCTCATTCTTTCCACCAATAGTACCCTGTACCTTGTATAACTGGTCGACAATAATCAAGCCGGGATTATATTTATTGAGAGCTTTCTCCATCTTAGAAATGTGGTTGGCGTCGTCAATGAATATAATTTTATTAGTACCAAAAGTCTTGGTGAACAAGGCATGGCAGGAAATTACATCCGCCAATACTGTATCCTTATCCAGTCCAAGAAACGATTGAATCATTCGAAGTTTAATCTTGCGAATGTGTTCCTCGTTATTGAACCACAGTACACACTTGTCCTCCGGTAGCTGACTTGCAATATACCAAGCTTCGTTGACAAGCATAGTAGTCTTGCCTCCGTCAGGACGAGCAGCAAGCAGGATAAACTCATTGTTCAGTGGACCAAGCAATTTGTTAAGGCATTCGAGTGACCACTCCATTCCAGTAGTTTTGATATTAGTAAGAGAAGTGAGCAAGTCCTCATCCTCTACCTCTACCAAAGCTTTCTCAAGCTTAACAGAAGCACGCTTGTAGCTGTCGAGTATTTCGGTAACACCAAGGAATGAGCGTTCCTTTCCTTCGGCAATACGGATAGCTTCCTCGGCAAGTTGCTCTGCGTAGATGCGATTTGTAAACATCTGGATTACATCTTCGCTTACCGTGCTGGTAAAGTCTGCTAACTTGTCACAGATAATCTTGATGTTATCTAGGTATTTGTTACTAGGATTTTCTAGAGCGAAGCGAGTAAATAGATCGCGCCAATCATCAATAGCGTCACAGCTACTACTCTCGTAAACCGTTCCAAGATAGGCCAGCAACTCCCATGCTTCAGCTGGGATATAATCTTTCTTGACGAATTTAAAAGCTCGTTCATAATTACCTCGGTTATCAAAGTATTTAATCAAATCAATAATCACAAGTAATCCTCCAACATTGTTTGCAATTCTGAAAGGGTATATTCCTTAGGGTCTTTTGTTACTGATAACACAAACACCTCGGAACTGTAGGTTCCCAATCTCTTTGCAAGCTTTACTTGATTCATGCGTACCTGCCAATTGTCATTGTCCAGCATAATTATAAACCGGGAATAGTCTTTAAGCAAGTGCCTCATCTGGGAGTCCTTGATTGAAGTTCCACCTAGCGGGCAAGCTGAGACGATTTGAGACACTTTAAGGGCGGACATATAGTCCTCTACTAGGACGCACGTAGCGTCGCTTGTAGGGTATCTCAGTGCGTCGTAGGGGCTATTTGAATCCCCTCTAGTCAGGTACTTCGGACCTTCGTTTGTGGGAAACCGTCTTGTCTGGTACGCTACTAGTTCCCCATCGAGATATCTAGGAAATATAATACTAGAAATATAATCTGACCAACATACTCCGGCTGACTCAATAGTAGATGCAGGTATTCCATACTTAAGTATCCATATCTTTGCGTCATTGTTGCTCCACCGGGCTAATCGATTGACTGCATCTTTTGGAAGGACGCAAATGTTTTTAGTAGTATTTTCTTGTTGTCCTCCTGACTCAGGCCCAGTGCCTCTGACTGTGCCAGCAGCCACTTTTCCATGACTATCTGAGCTATCTCCAAACCAGCGGCCCTTGACCGCAGAGTCTCCAGCTTTAAGAATACGACTAGAAGCATAACCACGTTGGCCGCAGTGATGGCAAAATAAAATGTACCCATTTTCAACCCTTTTTATATAAAGTTTATCGTTACCTTTTCCCGGTTTACAGTGATGAACATGCGTTTGTTCACCAATACTAAGTTCATGTTGTAAACCGTCTATTAA